GACTACGCCACGGTCAAGATGGAAGAGATTGACGAGAACCGTCAGTCGAACCGTTATTATCATGGCGAGCAGTTGACCGAGACGCAGCGCAAGGTGTTGAAGGCGCGCGGTCAGCCGGAGGTTATCTTCAATCGCTCGGCAAGGAAGGTGAACGGCATCGTCGGCGTGGTGATGAAGCTGCGCAACGACCCCAAGGCCTTCCCCCGCACGGCCAAGAGCCAGAACGGCGCTGACCTTGCAACGGCGGTCCTGCGCTATGTGCTGGACACCAGTCAGTGGAAGGATATCGAGGCCGATAGCGTACTCGATAGCTGCAAGGGCGCGTTCGGCGTCTGCGAGCTTTCGCTTGAGGATGGGGACAACGAAGACCCGGATATCGGCGTCAAGTATGTTGACCCGGTTACGTACTTCTACGATCCGCGCTCAATCCGTCCTGACTTCTCGGATATTCGCTATGATGGCGTTTCCCGTTGGGTGAGCGAGGAAGAGCTAGACGAAATGTTCCCCGGCTCCGGGGAGAAGATCGCGCAGGATTCATCCGGCTACGAGACGACAGCGCATGACTATGACCGTCAGTATCTCTGGATCAACGAGCGCAAGAAGATCAGGCTCGTTGAGCATTGGTACAAGCACGAAGGCCAGTGGAAGTGGTGCATCTACGCCAACTGGACAATCCTCGCGCGTGGGGATAGCCCCTTCTATCTGAAGACCGGCAATGTCTGGCAGACGCGTTCGCGCTATGTGAAGTTTGCTTACTCGGTTGACCCGGACGGCCAGCGCTATGGCCTGATGCGCAACCTGAAAGGCCCGCAGGACGCGATCAATCAGCATCGCTCCAAGGCCATGCACATCATGAACACGCGGCAGATATTTGCCCGCCGTGGCGTGTTCCCCGATGTGGAAAAGGCTAGGAAGGAAGCGGCTCGACCAGACGGCTTTCTTGAGTACGATGGCAACCCTGACGAATTTCGGATTGAGCAGCCGAACCAAGAGTTCCTTCAGCAGACGCAGTATTTTCAGGACGCGAAGGAAGAGATTGAGAACTACGGGCCGTCGCCTGCCATCGTAGGGACGAACGTCAACCAGCGTTCTGGCCGTGCGCTTGCGATGATGCAGCAGAACGGCATCGCTGAGCTTGGCCCGTTCCTGAAGAACTATCGCACCTGGAAGATGGAACTCTATCGCTCCATCTGGTGTACGGTGCAGCGCACTTGGAATGCGGAAAGGTACATTCGCATTTCGGATGACCAGGAGATGGCGCAGTTCATTCAGGTCAACGGGATGCAGCTTGGCCCTGATGGTATGCCGCAACTGATCAACCACATCGCGTCGCTGGACGTTGATATCGTGCTCGATGAGGGGCCGGATACCACGAACGTCATGGGCGACGCCTTCGACATTCTGTCGTCGCTGGCGCAGCAGAACGTGCCGATCCCGCCGCAAGTCTTTCTGGAATTGTCGCCCTTGCCGAAACAGGTCAAGGACAAGGTTACGGGAATGCTCAGTCAGGCTCCTAGCCCTGAGCAGCAGCAGGCGCAGCAGCTTCAGATGGCTGGCATGCAGGCCAAGGTTGCGGACACGCAGGCGGCTGCACAGAAGAAGCAGGCTGAGACGCAGAAGATCGTTCAGGAAAGCCATCTCGCCCCGTTGCAGACCCTTCACGAGATGACGCAGGACCGCAACGAAAGCGCTCTCAGGCAGCACCAGATGGTGCAGGATCATGAAGGCAGGGCGGCGGAACGTGAGCATGGCATGTTCATGGGCGGGCTTGAACTGGCGTTGAAGGCTAGGGATCAGCAGCACTCGCACCAGATGGACCGCGCGCACTTCTCGGACCAGCAGAACGCCCGGCGTGAGCAGATGGAAATGGGCGGCGAGGCGTGATGGAAGAACTCGTTGCCCGCGTCTTTGCCATTCGTGACGCTGCGCACCTAGCCCATTGGGCTGCGAAGGGTGATGGCAGCTTTGCGCGACACATGGCCTTGGGCGAGTTCTACGAGTTCTTGCCCGAAGCCATTGATGAGATTGTCGAGACGTATCAGGGCGGCTTTGGCCTGCTGAAGGACGTAACGCCTGTGGCCTTTCAGAAGGCGGATGTGATTGACCTCATCTCCTCGGAAGGCAAATGGATTGCAGCCAATCGGGACAAGATCGCGCGCGGGAATTGTGCGCTTGAGAACCTGATTGATGGCCTCGTAGGCCAGTACATGCGCTCTTACTACAAGCTGACGAAGCTGCGCTAAGCGCCCGTCACAACAGTTCGTCTGTCCCACGATACGGGGCCGGTTCCGGTGTGTCCGTCAACAGATCGCATCGCCATCGTCGGGGCGTTAACCGGCGTTCCTCGTCCTCTCGACGTTACAGAGAAAGCAGAAACACATGATGACGGAACAGACTGGCGGGCCGGGTGGCTCGCTTGAAAGCGACGACACGTTTGACAAGTTCGCCCCGCTCGACATGGGCGGCGGTGAGGCCCCGCAGGAAACTGCGGAAGCCCCGGTTGAAGCGCAGGCAGAGACCCCGGCAGAAACGCCGGTCGAAGCCAAGGAACCTCCCGCCCAACCCGTAGCACAGCAGCCGCAAGAGGACGCACACCGCGTCCCCCTTCGTGAGCTTCTGGACGAACGGGACAAGCGTCAGGCTCTACAGCGCCAGATCGAGGAACTGCGTCGGCAAGTCCAGCCGAAGGAAGCCCCCAAGGCCCCGGAGTTCTGGGAACAGCCGGAAGGCAACATTGACCATCGTGTGCAGCAGGCGGTCCAGCCTCTTGTGCAGGAACTTATCATGCAGCGGGAACAGACTTCCCGCGCGCTCGCCGCGATCCAGTATGGCGAGGATACGGTCAACGAAGCCTACAAGGACTTGGAAACCCGCATTCAGTCGGGCGATCCGGTCGCGCGGTTCGACTATCAACGTGTAATGGCTCAGCCCAATCAGTACGCGGCGCTCGTGCAGCTTCACCAGCAGCGCAAGGCCCTGAACGAGATTGGCAATGACCCCAATGCCTACCGCGAGAAACTTCTCTCGGAAGCGCTGAACGACCAAGCCTTCCTTGCGAAGGCGCTGGAAGCAGCCAAGGCCAAAGCCGCGTCGTCTCCCTCCGTCGTCACCTACGCCGCCCCCGGAAAGGCCAAGGGTCTGCCGTCCATAAGCAATGTGGGCGCAGCCGGGTCAGTGGGGGCTTCCAACGCAGATATCAGCGACGACGACATGTTCGACAAATGGGCGAACGGGCGCTGATAAGCCTCTAAGGAATTAAGAGATGGCTTTCACGACTGCCGGTACGAATACCGAACTCATCAAATATGCCCGCGATGTTTGGGCGCGCGGCTACATCCGCGAGAACCGTCTGGTCAAGTACCAGGGCACGGGCGTCAACTCGATCATCCGTCTGGTCAAGGACCTCGCGGGCGACGGCAAGCAGATTAACGTTCCTCTGGTCGATATCCTCAACGGGTCGGGCAAGGGTTCGGGCACTCTGGTCGGCAACGAAGAAGGCATCGACAACTACGGTTGTTCGATGTGGGCGGATTGGCTGCGCCACGCTGTTGCGTGGGACAAGGCGACCAACAAGGACAACGCCCTGAACTTCAAGAGCCTCGGCGTTCCGATGCTCAACCAGTGGTACAAGCGCAAGCTCAAGGAAGAGACCATCGACGCGATGCTGAGCATCCCGACGAACTCGACCCCGACCGGCTTCCGTGGCGTCGCTGGCGCTCGCGTCAACGGCATCAAGTGGTCTGACGCGACTGCGGGCAACAAGAACTCGTGGGTGACTGCGAACTCTGACCGCGTTGTGTTCGGCTCGCAGTTGTCGAACTACTCGGCAACGTTTGCGACCGCCGCAGGCAACGTCGATACGACCAATGACCGCATGTCGGCCAACGTCGTGTCGCTGATGAAGCGCGTGGCCATGTCCACGACCTCGAACAAGATCACCCCCGTCTCCGTGGGTGAGGACATGCAGGAAATGTACGTCCTGTTTGTCGGCTCGAAGTCCATGCGCGACCTCCGCAACGACTCTGCCATTCAGGCAGCGATGCGCGAAATGATCGTCAAGTCGGAGAAGGGATTTGCCAATCCTCTGTTCCGCAACGGCGACATTTGGTGGGACAACGTTCTGATTACGGAAATCCCGGAAATCGATGAACGTCTGACCCTCTCCGGCATCGGTGCGGCGTCCTCGGATGTTGTCCCCGCGTTCCTCTGCGGCGCTTCGGCTATGGCCCTTGTTACGGGTCAGATGCCGCGCCCGACGCAGCGCAACGAGACGGACTACGAGTTCCTGACCGGCCTCGGCATTGAAGGTCAGTACGGCATTGGCAAGGTTGCCAAGGTTCCGGCTGGCGGTTCGGCATTGAAAGATTGGGGCATCGTTACGGGGTTTGTTTCTGCCGTCGCTGACGCCTGATGAACGTTGGGGCGGCTGAAAGATTGCCGCCCTTTCTTCTCAACTGAAATCAAGGATGCATTCTAATGGCTGATCGTAACGCATGGACGACGGCGACTCCTACCGTTGGTAAGGGTTTCTCTCGTCAGATTCAGGCCCTCGGCGGCGCGGTTTCTCTTGTGGCGGGCGACCTCGCCCTCAACAAGACCGTCTCGCTGTTCAAGGTTCCTGCGAACTTCACCATCGTCAACGCTAGCGTCTATGTCACCGATATGGACACGGACGGCTCGCCCGCTCTCGTGTTCTCGATTGGTGACGCGACCACGGCTGCGCGCATCGTGTCTGTCTCGACCGCTGGTCAGGCTGGCGGCGCTGCGACCATCGTCGCGGGCCTCAACGGCTACCAGTACACGGCTGAGACGGAAATCCTGTGGACCACGACCACGGCGGCTGCGACCGCTGCTGCTGGCACCGTGACCATCTTCCTCACTGGGTACATCGACTGATCATGAGCGCTTTCGTCACATACCTTGCGCCGGAAGGCGACGAACTCTCAGTGTCTTGGCTTGGCTACACGTTTAACGACGGCGAGCCGGTAGAAGTCACAAATGAGCATCTGATCACCAAAGCACGGGGAAACCAGTGGTTTGATGTTGAGGATGTGGCGAAAGCATCTGAGGCGGTTGAAGTGCTTGAGAAGCGCAGGCCGGGACGACCCCGCAAGGTTGTCGTCCCGGTTGTTGCTGCCGAGGCTGACCAGGCCCCGGCTGTTGAGCAGGAAGCCCCTGCCGAACCTCCGGTGGACAATGCCGAAGTCGGCGCGTGACCTCTACAATCGTTCGCTAGAACTGTTGGGTGTTGCGGCGGCGGGGCAAGCCCCCGCTGCTGAAGACTGGCAGGCCATGCGCGATACGATTGGGCCTCTGCTTGAGGAATTGCGCGTTACGGAGGCGGCTAACATCGTCCTCACGGCGGGCAATGAAAGCGCGACGGATATCCCCGATGAATGCTTCGGGCCTCTGTCTATCATTCTGGCGAACGATGCTGCGCCCGGCTTCGGCCAACCCATGCTGACCGGGACGGATCGTGAAGTGAAGCTGATACGTCCTCTGAGGGCTACGACCTACGGGAACTATCAGGGCTTCACGCAGGACGTGAACTTCTTCTGATGAAGCAGGCAGCGATTAAGTTCGCAGCGAACTCCTCGCCCGGTGAACGCTCCCAACTGTCTGGCGCTCGGCTGATCAACGCGATTGTTGAAAAGCTCGGGACGGAACAGGTTATCGTCAAGCGCGCTCCGGGCCTCAAGAAATACTCCACCTCGATTGGCAGCTTCTCGCATTGTCGTGGGATTGTGGAGGTCAACGACACGACCGCGTTGATTGTCTACAACGAGTACGTGGAGCGGGTTTCGATATCAACGGGCTCGCCTGTCCATACGATCATGGGGCTTCTGCCCGGCTCGGACTTGGTGACGGTTGCCAAGAACAATGCGGCCACGCCTGACATTGTGTGCGTGTCCCCGATCAGCGGGCCGTATGTTCTTTCAACCACGGGCGCTCCGTCTGGATATCCCGATGCAGACGTTGAGTTCCCCAACTCCGTTTGCTTTCTAGACGGCTATTTCTTTTTCTCCTACCGAACTGGCAAGTGCATTGCGTCGGGGCTGAACACGACGGCGATTAACCCGCTGGACTTCGCCATCATGGAGTCGAATTCCGGCGGAATGTATCGCGTCGTTGCCTTCAACGAGTCGCTGTATATGTGCGGCCCGGATGGCATGGAACAATGGGTCAACAACGCCAACCCAACAGGGTTTCCGTTCTCCCGTTCCGCCGTCATCCCTTCTGGCATTGCTGGCACATACGCAATCGCAGGCTTTGAAAGCGGGTTTACCAAGTCGCTGCTCTACGTTGGGACCACGAACATGGTCTACCAGTTGAACGGCGTTACTCCGGTTCGCATCTCCACGCATGACGTTGAGAGAGACATTCAGAACCTAGCGGACAAATCGACTATCCGTTGTTTCGTGGCGATGAACAACGGCCACGCTTTTTGGGTGATGAAGTCCCCGGAGTGGACATGGGTCTATGACCTCCTGACTTCCTCTTGGCAGGAGCGTCAGTCCTACGGCTCCACGACATGGCGAGCGGAAATGTCCGCCCGTGTGTTTGGTGACTGGCTTCTAGGCGACGGGGAAAACGGCAAGCTCTACCGCCTCGACAACATGACCTATGCCGAAGATACGCTGCCTCTGGTCTATGACGTGACCAGCCTTCCGGTTGATGAGTTCCCGCAGAGGCAGACGGTCGCCCGTGCCGACTTTGCCTTGGCCCCAGGTACGGGACAGGCGGACGGGGCGACGGACCAAGTGATTGATCCCTCCGCGTGGATATCGTGGAGCGACGATAGCGGCGCGACGTATGGCACTCCGGTTGAACGAAAGATCGGTCAGCAGGGCGCATATGCAAAGCGTATATACATCAACCGCTGCGGGCGTACCAAGGCGCTCGGGCGTCAGTGGAATATCAAGGTCAGCGATCCTGTTTACGCGGGCATTCAAGGCGGCGTGATGCAGGACACAGTGCAGGCGATGTTCTGATGGCGGCGACACGCAAGCTGCCCCCGCTTCCCCCGCCAAATGTTCCGATACTCGAAGCGGACGGCAAGACGCTGACCAAGGAATATCGCGCGTTCTTCATCGCGCTTCTGGCCGCAATGGTCGAACTCCAGACACTTCTTTAGGACGAACAATGAACGCCTATCCAAGCGCGGCGGAAATCGACCGCTTGCTTAGCTATGACCCAAACACTGGCGAGTTCCGGTGGAAGGCTCGCCCAGATGACGCGGCATTCACTACGCGCCGCGCTGGTACGGTTGCGGGTAAGTTGACCGAGTACGGATATATCCAAATCCGCGTCATGTACCAGTATTGCATGGCGCATCGCCTCGCATGGATTTTGACGCATGGCGTTGAGCCAGAAGGCGATATTGATCACATCAATTTAAATCGCGCCGACAATCGTGCGGTCAATCTGCGGCAATGCACACGCTCGCAAAACAAAGCCAATACCGTTGCGCCGGTTACAAATTCTTCTGGTGCGAAGGGTGTCAACTGGTTCGCGAAGGCGGGGAAATGGCGGGCGCGCATCAAGGTCAACGGTAAGGAACATCACCTCGGTCTGTTCGCGGAGAAAAGCGATGCGATGGCAGCGTATGCCAAAGCAGCCGCGCTCCACTTCGGCCAATTCGCGAGGGCAGCATAATGTCTTTATTCGGCGGAAATACCGGGGGCAACCAAGCGTCCAACTACGGGATGCTCATCAACGCGCTCAACACGCAGGCTGCTTACGACAACCTGAACAAGTGGCACGATGTAGCGCGTAAGGACATTACTGATCACAATTACTATCAGCCGTTCTATGATCAGGGGACGGGTTCTCTGTCCATGCTTGCCAACTCGCTTGGTCTGAATGGTCAGGACGGCAAGACTGCTGCGCTCAAAGCGTATCAGGATTTCAATCCCGGTTTTCAGTCCGCGCTTGATATGGGCATTCAGGCTCGGGATAGGTCGGCGGCTTCGCGCGGCATGCTTGGCTCCGGTAATCAGCAGATGGCGATTACCAAATATGCCAACGACCTTTCAAACCAGAACTACGGCGACTGGCAATCCAAGATTGGTGGCCTGACGCAGTTGGGGATGGGCGCGGCGCAGGGCATGACCGGCCAGCAGAACAACCTCGCCAACCTCGACATGGGCTTGGGCAATTCCCTGTCTGGCCTCTACCAGAACATGGGCGGCCAGGCTTCCAAGATGGCTTATGACGGTTCGATGGCCGATAGCGCCGCGAATGCGCAGGGCCAGAAGAACCTCTTTAGCGCAATCACTGGTGGCCTCAACCTTGGGGCTAATCTCTTCGGGATGCTTTAATGAGCTACGTACCCGATCTTGACGCCAATGGTATGCTCAGCAGCCTTGGCTCAACGATTGCAAACAACGTCAAGCAGTATCGTCAGAAGCAGCTTCTTTCCGAACTTGGAAAGGATTTGATGGGCGGCGACTATCAGTCTGCTGCGTCGAAGGCGCTGGCTGCTGGCGACATGCAGACCGGCTTGAAGCTGATGGAACTCCACCAGCAGCGGCAGAACGCGGCTGCATTGCCGGGGCTGTTGCAGGGGCCTTCGTTCGGTCAGCAGCAGCAGGCCGCGCCTCAGCAGACCGGCGACGGGTCGGGCGGGGACTATTTCAAGAAGCTCGCAGCGGTCGAGAGTGGCGGCAATCCGAATGCGGTTAGCCCCACGGGCGCTAAGGGCGTCTTTCAGTTCATCCCCTCGACATGGAAGCAGTACGGCGGCGGGGCCGATGTTATGGACCCCAACGCGCAGTTTGTTGCGGTCCAAAGGCTCACTGCCGACAATCGCAGCGCGCTTGCGTCTGCCCTTGGGCGTGAACCCACGGCGGGCGAACTGTACCTTGCTCACCAGCAGGGCGCGGGCGGCGCTATCAAGCTACTGTCCAATCCCGGTGCTACCCCGGCTGAGTTGGGCCTTGGTCGCAACGTCGCGGTGAACGGCGGCAATCCGAATGCGCCTGCCGGTCAGTTCGTCCAGAAGTGGACAAGCAAGTTCGATGGCGTCGGTTCTCCGCTGGCGTTCGGTGCGCGCGACCAAGCGACGGCTCCTGCCAATGTTGCATATGCGCGGCCTGCTGCTGCTCCCGCCGCTTCCTCGGAAGACGATGGCGAAGAAGACAGACCCGCCGCTGGCGCTCAGTTGGCGCAGGGCGCTGTTCCTGCCGTTCCCGGCGCTACGCCTGCGAAGTCAACCAAGTCTGACGATAGCGAGAACACGGCCAAGATTGCCGCGCTGCGCGATTATCAGAGCAAGCTCACAACTGCGCTTGCCACTGTATCCGGCGATGGGCCTAAGGCTGCTATCAACGCGCGCCTGACCCAAGTCCAGAAGCAGCTAGACGACCTCAAGCCGGACAAAGAGAAATTCCAGATCGTGCAGCTTGATGACGGCTATCGTTTCATCAACAAGTCTGATCCGTCGCAGTTCCAAGACGTTAAGACCGGGAAGCCAAAAAGCGCAATTGACCATGAATCCCGCAAGGCAATTGCGGATGACATGCAGTTGACCGGGCAGGAACGCAAGATGTTCATCTTGAACGGCTCCCTGTCGGACAAGGCCAACAAGGATATTGCAGACGGCAATCGCCAGCGCGAGGCCGAAGGCATCCGCATGGGCCTTAAGGGTGAAGACCTTCAGCAGTACGTTTTGAATGGCAAGGTGCAGTCGTCCGCTGAAAAGCAGACGGAAGGGCAGGCTAATGCGGCTTTGTATGCCCGCCGCATGGCTGAGTCTGACCGGATACTGAACGACCCCCGTCTGACCGAAGCGATGATGAGCCGCAAGAACATTGCGTTGGGGTCTGTCCCGTCGTTCGGCAATTCGATGGTTCCGAAAGAATACCAGCTTGCGGATCAGGCCAGGCGCGACTTCGTGAACGCCACCCTGCGCCGCGAGTCGGGCGCTGCTATCAGTCAGTCCGAGTTTGATAACGCCAACAAGCAATACTTCCCGCAGCCCGGCGATGGGCCTGATGTGATTGCACAGAAGGCGAAGAACCGCAGGACTTCGATTGAAGGCATTGCCAACGCTGCCGCGCCTTCGTTCCGAGAGGAGTTCTTTGGCACGAAGAAACCGGGCCTTGGCGTCGGCTTGCGTGAAAGCGGGCAGGCTCCTGAGGGGCCAAAGGCTCCTGCTAGTAGCGGCCAGACCAAATCCGGCGTGAAGTGGAGCATTGAATAATGCCCACGCTGAACATCGGCGGTCAGAAGGTCAGAGTTGACGATAGCTTTCTGCAACTCTCCCCGGAGGACCAGAACGCGACCGTTGATGAGATCGCCAAGAGCTTCGCATCAAAGCGCACGGGCACGATAGGCGAGACGGTTGATGCGGCGGTGCGTGGCGCGGCTAACGCGCTCACATTCGGCTTTGCGGATCGTCTTGCAGCTGGCGCTGGTGCTGCTACCGGCATCGGCGGCGAGCGGGGCGAGTACGAAAAGAACCTCGCCACACAGCGCGCAATTGACAAGGCCAATCTCGAAGAACACCCCATTGCCACGATAGGCGGCGAACTTGCGGGCGGTCTGGCATTGCCTGTAGGGGCCGCTGCACGGGCGGCAACTATGCCCGGTAGGATGGCCGCAGGCGCAGGCATGGGTGCGGCTCAAGGCGCTCTATACGGCGCAGGATCGTCCCCTGATCTAACCAATGCGCCCCAAGTTGCCGGGAACATGGGCGCGGGTGCGGGTGTCGGCGCTCTAGTCGGTGGCGCTGCCCCTGCCGTCCTTGAAGGGCTTGGGAAGGGCGCGGGGTTCTTGCTTAGCAAGACCTCCATCCCGCAGACCATTAGCGGGTTCAGAAACCCCGAAGGAACTGCCGCTCGGCTCATCTCCAATACGATGGAGCGGGACGCGCGGGCTGGTTCTGCCCGCCTCACCCCCGGCGAGTTCCAGGATGCGGCCCAAGCAGGCCAGCCAGTAGTTACGGCAGACATGGGCGGCACGGCTACACGCCACCTCGCCCGCACGGCTGCAAATATGTCGCCAGAGGCGGAGACGGCCCTTAACGGGGCCATCAACCCACGCTTTGAGGCGCAAGGCCCGCGCATTGCGGACATGATCACTTCGCAGGGTGGCGGCAATTCGGTTGAGACGCTTGCGCAGTTGCAGGACGCCGCCCGCCGCGCCAACCGCCCGCTGTACGCGCAAGCGTATCGAGAGGGCGGGGCGGGCATCTGGAACCCAGAGATTGAACAGCTTACCGCCGCGCCCGCCATGCAAGACGCGATCCGCGCCGCTGTCAGGACCGGGGCGAATGCTGACGTTGCGGCTGGCTTCCCCGCTACTCGCGCGCCGTTCAGTGTCGCTCAAGACGGGACGCTCGCGCCTGTTCTTGGGCCGGATGGATCAAGGGCTATTCCCTCCCTACAGTTTTGGGACCATGTGCAGCGCAACTTGCGGGACATGGCGGGGAAAGCGGAACGCGGGGGCGAGAACCACGCCGCGTCCGTCTATGGCTCCCTTAGACGTACCTTACTTGAGCAGCTAGACCAAGCGGCTCCTACGTTTGCTCAAGCTCGCGGTAATGCGGCTCGGGCCTTTGGCGCGGAAGATGCGCTTGAGGCTGGCGCTAAGTTCGCAACTGCAAAGGGGCAAAATCAGGAATACGCGCGGGCTCTGACAGAGTTCAGCGGGCCGGAACGCCAGCTATTTGCGCACGGCTTTATGAGTGCACTTGAGAACCAAGTCCGCGAAGTCCCGTTTCGCCAGAACGTGCTTTCCAAGATTGACCAAAGCCCCGCCGCCCGCCAGCGCATTGAAATGGCCGTTGGGCCAGAACGGGCGGAGCGGTTACGCACCTTCCTTCACGCCGAAAGCATCATGGACATGCTGCGCACGGCTGTTCAGGGCAATTCCACGACCGCAAGACAGCTTGAGAATATTAAGCAAATCAGTTCGCAGCTTGCCGCCCCGACCATCTTTGGCGGCGCTGGTTTTGCTGCGACGGGTGACATTAAGGACGCAAGCGCGGCGGGCCTTGTCGGCGCGGGCCTCAAGCATGGGTCTGCAAAAATCAATTCCAACATCATGCGCCACGTTGGCGAAATGCTGGCGTCAAATGACCCCGCGCGTGTGGATAGGGCGCTAGCGACGATCAAGGCCAGCAAGCCGATGCAGGAAGTCCTGCGCCCGTTTGCCGCCCGCCTCGCAACGCCTGTCATCGAGAACGATGCCGAACGCCGAAAGGCCGGATACCAATGACCGCTTCCAACATCTTCGATCCTCGCCCCACGACCTACTATGACGAAAACGGGCAGATAGCATCCGGGGCCAAGGCGTTCTTCTTTGAAGCCAATACCAATACGCCCCTGACTGTCTACACGGATCAGGGCCTCACCACGCCCCATGCTTTTCCCGTGGTGGCAAGCTCGCGCGGCGTCCTGCCGGTCATCTATCTCCCCTATACGGATTATCGCGTCCTCATCCGGTCGGCGGCAGACGTTACGATTTACGACGCGCCGTATGTCCCGAACGAAGCCCCGCCGTCCTCCGGTGGTGGCCTCGTTGTCACCAGCACACAGATTTATCGGACCGGCTATGTGCTGATGAGCCCGTTCGATGATCCAATCGACGGCTTCGTTCGCATGAACGGGCGCACTCTCGGCAGTGCGTCATCCGGCGCAACCGAATATGCCGGGGCAGACGGCCACGATCTATTCGTAAAGCTGTACGGCAAATATTCTGATACGCGCGCCCCTGTTTCTGGTGGTCGTGGGGCAAGCGCCGAAGACGATTGGGCGGCGAACAAGACGATCACCATTCCGTCTTCGCGTGGCCGGGTTCTCATCGGCTCGGACACGATGGGCAACAGCGCCGCCAACGTGTCCCAGGTATCAACGACAATCTCGGTCACAAACGGTTCAACCGCATCCACTGTCGCCAGCGCGACCGGCCTTGCGCGCGGAATGTCCCTCATTATCGCGGGGGCGGCGGCAGGGACTATTTCGGATATCAGCGGGACGGCGGTCACGCTTTCCACGCCCTATGCCGGGACCACGAATGCATCCGCATCCCTACGGGCATCATTCCTTGACGATGCGCAGGCGGTTGGCGGTGCGGGCGGCTCACAGACGGTCACACAGGCCGGAAGCGAGGTTGGCGTCCACAAACACACGATCACGGACCCCGGCCACACTCACAATTACCGCGCATTTGTGGCCGCATACGCGGCGGGCTTCGGCAACGTTCCTAACTCGGCTTCGCTGACCGACCCAACATCAAGCGCGACGACCGGCATCACCATTAACGACTCAACCGCGCCGAACCCGATGCAGAACATGCAGCCCGGCATGGTCGTTACCATCTTCATCAAGCTGTGAGCGCCTGATGGCAACGCTAGTCGAATATTTCAAACGTCAGTCCAACAAAGCAAACTGGTCCTATTCGGATCAGCTTTGCGGGTCTGACGGGAACCCGCTTTGGACGACTTCGCCCAATGGCATTTCCGCTGCGCTCATTGCGGTAGATCGCAAGGGCTGTATCGGCTTTCAGGTGAGTTCAAACGATGGGACGGACCAACTCACGCTGAGCGCGAACGGCATTATCAATGTGAATGTCATTCCAAATACGCTGAGTTCGGTTCGCGAAGGTCTGTACGACATTCACGCAACGATCTGGTCCGACGATTTCACCGTTAATCGTGTCTATGGGCGTCTTCCAATCTATGAAGGTTTTTCGCCCGTTACGACTTCCACCACAGGGGGGTCCACCGTGGGACCGAAGGTCAAGGTATGGCAACTCAAGATTGCCCTCGTTAACGCAGGCGTCTTTGACACTGTGGATACGGTTGTCTATCCAACCACGCATGACCCTGCAAATATCGTCTGGACTTCGGGCGGCGATACCACGCTAGGGGATGCGTTCTCCCTTGTCGTTCAAGATGCGCTTGGCTGGACTGATAACCAGATGGCTACGCTCTAC